AAGTCTGCGTGTATATAATACTCATAGACGCCGAGTCTTTGGCGGAGTTATTCTTTGGGGGAGGGGAGGGAGAGGACTTCTTCGTATTCTTTGTAGGAAATTTCTATCCACCCAGTTTCAAAGTCAACCCATCTTTTTGCCAGTTCGATGTGCGCGATCTGTTTGTCCTCTGCCATTAGGGAATCCATTAAGGCCTTGAGTAAATTGTCTAAGTCTGGTTTTGACTGGTGGAAGGTGCCATGATATAATTTCTTTTTTTTCTTAGACCAAGAGGGTGGGACTGGTACAAAGAAAGTTATGGAAGCTCCAACCGGAGGAAATACAAATCCTTTCCTTTTGGCTTCTGCTCCAAGTTCAACTTTATAATTGTTATACCTCTCTAGTCTTTTGAGTCTGCTTAATCCAGAAGGTCGAAGCTTTTCTCTGGGTATCCTGAAAAAGATTGAATCACCCTGAGTTGCTCTAACATGAGTCTGGGGTGTTATATTAAGAATTACTTTTTTCATAAACTATCCCAGCGATGTTTTTATTTTCTGGCTTGTATTTAGCCAGTTGTCTTTCCAAAATATCTTCTACTGTTTTGCTTAATGACCATTTCTTTTTGTCTGCTAAAAGTTGTAGTTTAATGTAACTTTGTTCGGATAGACTAATTGTTATTCTTTTTTTCATGTGATGCAATTTGATGCAATATACATCATTTTGGTGAAAGATATATAATTGTATATCAAATAAAAAACCTCCTTTTTTAAGGGAGGCTCTTTGGGTATTTGCTTTGGGGAAAGCTATGTCTTACATGGGTTTTTTCATTACCTTAACTGTTTTCTTGATTACCATAGGCTTCTTTTTATTAGCCATAATCATTTTTTCAGACTCGGTAATCATTTTACCTTTTCCAAAAGAACTAGCTGCATTTAAAGCTTTGGTTCTTGCACTTGAGTATGGATCGTTTAAAACTTTCTTTTCTAAATCGGTTTGCATATATGTACTTTTAGGTGGTTTGTTTTCTTCAACTATTTGTTCTAACATAATTATTTACCAGATGGTTTTGTATAAACTGTTGAACCGCTAGGTCTATCTTCTACTTTATAACCTTCTTTGATATATCTAGCACGATCCATTGCTCTACCTTTAAGGAACTTGGCTTTCATTACAGAATCTTCCATTCTGCGTCTTTCTTCCGCTAACTTAGGGTTTTTCATTTCTGCCCTTGTTTGAGCATTGAATTTAGCCATCCAAGGTTGAATATCTGGATCAGCCGTTGCTGTGTCTTTTACCACAACTGGTTTTTTCATTGCCTTTAATGCCATGTCAATTTATTTTAATTTTTCTAATTCTATTTTACTTAATGAACTAGATGTTACTGAATCAGCTGGATTTGTCATGGCTTTGAATCTATTCATCTTTTGAGCCATTGATAAATTCGGGCTGCTGCTTTTGTAGTAACGAGTACCTTCTGGACGCTTTACCTTAGAAGTCATAGTATAACCTTTCTCATCTTTGGTAACGTAATCCTTATCTTCCTCCTCAATTACCATTTTTTTCATTGCCTTTAAAGCCATAAAAAATATTTTACCAAATATACGAAAAAATTATATCCCCCACCACTTTCCACCATCGGTAAAATTAAAAAATCTCAACTACATCAATACTCATTTGGGGTACCCCCCGCTGAAAATCGGTTGCGCCTCCGTTTGGGCTTTGGTTTTCTTGCACTGGGTAGGTGTGTTTTTGCTTTGGGCGTTTGGTGGTTGTGTTCCTTTGGTGGCGTGCGTTTGGCGTTGGTCGTGGGTACTGGTTAGGGCTGGCACTGGTTGGACTGGTGGCGCTTGGTTTGGGTGGGTTTGTTTCTATTGTTTTGAGTGGAGTATTTTGTAGCTACATTTGGCAAAAATAACCCATTTTTTGTAGCTACATTTCAAATTTTATCCTTAATTTTGTAGCTACAATTTAAAATATGGCAAAAAGCAAACCAATTGGAGTTAGATTTGACTTAGAAAAGTTGGAATTAATTCAAAAAGAGCAGAATTTGACATCTGCCCAGCAAGTAGTAAATTATTTGATGGATAATTATGGCGAAAAGCAAGTTAAGAGAGGCGCACCATTTAAAGATATGCCTCCTTACGACAAAACCGCCTCAAATTTGGAAGATAATTCCAAAATAGAGGAAATACCTGTTGAAAACCAAAAAACGCCTCCAAATGGCTTAAAAGGGATAGATTTAGTTATTTGGAAATCTGAAAATTGGAAATAAATTCGTAAATTAGCGTATGAAAAACAAATTAAAGATGATGAAACGCGCTGATGGATCATATTCACCGCGCGGATTGTGGGATAATATCCGAGCAAATAGAGGTTCTGGTAAAAAACCAACACCTGAAATGCTAAAACAAGAGAAGAAGATCAAAGCAGAAAGCAAATGATTTTTGAACCGCGTAATCGGGTAGAGGTTACAACGCCAAAAGGCGATGGCATTATTTGGCTTGTAACCGACTATGGCCATGAAACGGATACGATTTACACAGTCATTTTAAATGATACGGGTGAGTTATGGCAATTCACTCATAAAGATATTAGAACCAAATCAAACATAACTTATGGCAGGAGCTTGGCAGAGAAAAGAGGGTAAAAACCCGGAAGGTGGTCTAAACGCAAAGGGTAGAGCATCTTATAACGCAGAAACAGGAGGAAATTTAAAAGCTCCAGTAAAATCTGGAACTAATCCTCGTAGAGTTTCATTTGCAGCAAGATTTGCTGGTATGACTGGTGCTATGAAAAAACCAAACGGAGAACCAACTCGTAAAGCATTAGCTTTGAAAGCTTGGGGATTTGGTAGCGTTGAAGCAGCTCGTAAGTTTGCTAACGCACATAAGAAATCCTAAGCGGCGTAATCTGGGAAAAAATCATAAGCAACAATTTCTTGCTTAAATCTGTTGCGTTTATATGCAGCCATGCATTTTTTGCACTGGGTACATCTTCCGCTTGTTGCTCGTTTATCTACTGAAAAATCTGTCGATGGTTTTTTAACCTTACACTTTGTACAAACCTGTTTCTTCATTATTCTTCTGGCTTTTCGGCTTCTAATATTGCTCTACCTGCATCCGTAATTGGTCTTGCAAATAATCTTACTTTTTTACCTGTTGTTGGATCTTGAAACATTACGCCACCATCCATTACTGGGGTAATTTTTATTTCCATAAATCCGTCCGAATTTTCTGCTGCTGCAATTACATGAATTTCATCATTATCAAACTGCATACAAAAGTCAAATTGTTCCATATTTTTTATTTTATTTTTCTTCTATATCTATAATCTTAACATCTTGCCCATCCAACATTGCGTCTAGGGTATTTTCTATAATTTCTCTTTGTTCTGGCGTTATTAATCCAACCTTTTCGATGATAGCTGGAACGGCAAACACATCACTCGCTATTTCTTTCTTTATGCCGTCCCTAACTTCATCGGTAATATATGGATGGGTTATAATGTCTGAAAATATAAAATCAATTCGCTTACTATATCCTTTAAATAAATGATAACCTTTAGTATTAGGGTATTGTCTGCAAAAATCATCAAATTGTTCTTGCGCCATCTTTAAATTTTGTATGGCATTAATTATATTAGCCCCTCTTTGCACTATTTGTTAAAATTTAAATGCGTTAATTCAATTTCGTGTAAAAATTCTCTTGCCTTTTCTACTCTGTTTTGAATTCTTACAATATCATCTTCGTTTCTTTCTACCGTAAACACTAAAACTCTTTCTGCTATATCAATATCATCAAAAGTCATGTTAAATTCTAGTTTATTTGCTTCCTTTAGATACTCTGGGCTTTCTTCTGATATAACATCCATTCTATTTAATAAATATCTTTTCTCTTGCTCAACTATGCCAAATGGAGTGTTAGATAAACAGTATGCAATATAGCCTTTTGTTGCTCCAGTAAGCCACATATAAGACATTAATTGCCAATAGTACAAGTTATCTAATTTATCCGGAAGGTTTCCTAAAAAAGTCCACAAATCATAGCTTGATTTTATATCAATAACCTTATTACTATCTAAAATATCTGGATGTCCAGTAATAAAACCATTAGAATATCTCTCTTGATTTTTTTTATAGTTAGTTTCCCATAATTTATTTAATAAACCTATCGATTCATCTTCTACTTCAACGCCTTTTTTCATTTGTTTTGTTTGTATATCGCGTTTGCGACCATACTTCTCAGCAATGTAAACATCTAGCAAATGTCTTTGTGCAGTTTTAGAAAGCATACCAGCTTCTTTATCTGCTTTTGATTGTGGATCTGTCATTAAATAACCAACAGAACTTGCCCTAATAAGGGTTTCAGAAAAATTAATCATTATTTTTTAGTTTTAAAGGTGGCAATTTTAAGATCATAATAACTTTTAAGCACTGGGTTCTTTTGGCACATCAAATAAACTTCTCTTAATTCTCCTTCAGTCTTGCAAGAATCAATAAAAGCCATAGTGTTATCTACTTCTTGTTCTGGTGATACTACTATTTCTGGTTCTTGAATAACTTCTTTGAAGTTTTCTTTGTGGTATTCCTCTACCAGTGCTTTTGCTGTGTCTAATGCTTGCTTAGCATCTTCTCCAGCGTTTAAAACTATCTCAACTCCTATTTTTTCAGAAGAATAGTTTCCTAAATTAAATGTCTTTTGGTAATTAATAGTTTGAATATGCATATTATAATCTTCTAGTTACTGTAGTTACGTTATTTATTACTTTAATCTTAAAAATTTTATCTTGATGCTCTTGCTTTTTCTTTAAAAATGAAATCATTACCGCTACTGAAGAATAAGGATTATCTAATCTTATCGTTTCTCCAATTTTAAGGCTTGCCACCTTGCTAGATACTGAATCTGGACTTACTAATCTTGCCATTTTTATTTATTTGTTTACCAAAATTAAATTAATTTATTTAATTAAAAAAATAAATTTTATTAAAAACATAAAAATTATTAATTTTATTTTAAGCATAGTAAGGTTTAAGCAATTAATCGCCGCTACGTTTCTACGTTGGCGGCCTTTTTGTATAAAAAAACCCCTATAAGAATATAGGGGTATCGTTTTAACTAACTAAAAAACTAAAAAACTGATTACCTCTGTAAAAATACTAATTTTTATTTATAAATTTCTTTTTTACTAGGTTTAGCTTTGACCTGTATTCAATGATCAAAGATTTAAGCTCATCTTTAGTTGGTTTAGTTACTTGTCTTGCGGTTTCTTGAAGATATTCTACTAATCCGCTATTTTCTGTGTGTAATTTATTTTCATATTCTTCTAAGTTCCCAAATTGGTAACAATTACATTCCATACACTGGGGTCTGCAATTTTGTTCCATCCATCTTGTACCTAAATTTGATCTTGGTATAAAATGGCCACACTGGCTTTCTGGTATTGTCATTTTTTCATCACAAGTATAACATAATACAACGCCATGTTTATCTGCGTGTTTATTTCTAATATACTGACTAAATATTCTATCAAGGTCAGATACTAAATACTGGAAGCTTTCTCCATCTTCTTCAAATTCTTCCATACGTTTTTGTGTACTATGTATTGTTGCGCATTGCTTGCACATTTTATTTGAAAAGTGGTAATCAATCTTGCCACAATTAGCGCACTTCTTCTTTTTTACTATTATTGTCGAGTTTCTCATCTTCTTTTAATTTATGCAGTTTACCATCTATAAATTTATACTTACCAATATACTTACCTTCTTTAGTTACTTCAATTACCATATCTAATTTTCTAGCCATTTCATATACTAAATCAGCGTTTTCCATTATAATTCTTGAATTTCTTTTATTACATCAAACCAATATTTATTTTCTGATTCATCATATAAATGAGCTTTTAAAATTTGATTAACAGAAAACATAGAAAAATATTTAGCGCATAATTCACTATTTTTTTTATCTATATAAAAATCAAGTTCAAATTTAAATGTGGTATAAATTTCTTTTGCCTTTTCTTTTGGTGTCATAATCTTAATTTTTTCAAAGGTATTTATTTAATTTTTTAAAACAAAATAAAAATTTGCGAAAAAAAATTTCACAATATCAATTATTATATTTTACTTTGTATAAACAATCAAAAAATTTATGGAAAAAAAGGATGTTAGAGATGAGATTATGGATCATCTTGAAAGCATAGAACGCCCATTGGCTTGGCTTTCCAACAAAACAGAAATACCTTACGCAACCCTTTATTCAGTTTTTAAACAAAAGAATTTTGCTTTGTCAGATTCAAACCTAGCAAAAATAAATAGAGTATTAGATACCGATTTTATTAACTATTAAGAAAGCATAAAAAATGCCAAAAGATACATTTTATTTCTCACACGACTATAATGTTCGTAATGATGAAAAGATAAAGAGGTTGATTAGAAAACATGGGATGCAAGGATATGGCGTTTTCTGGGCTATAATTGAAGATTTATATAATAATGCGAACGCATTGCGAACGGATTACGATGGCATTGCGTATGATTTAAGGTCGGATAGCGAAATTGTAGCGTCCGTAATAAATGACTTTGATTTATTCGTTTTTAACGGTGATTTTTTTGGTAGTAATTCTGTACAAGAAAGATTAGATCAAAGAAATAGTAAAAGCGAAAGTGCAAGAAAATCAGCAAGTTATAGATGGGAAAATGCGAACGCATTGCAAACGCAATCCGAAGGCAATGCTAAAAAGGAAAGGAAAGGAAAGGAAATAAAAGGAAATAAAATATATTATAGGGATAACGTTTCTTTGTCCGAAAAAGAAAATACGAATTTAATTACTGAATTTGGCGAAAAAGAAGTTTCTGAAATGTATGATTACCTTTCCGCTTACAAGATCGAAAAGTCTTATAAAACAAAATCTGATTACCTAACTATCAAAAGATGGGTCGTAGATGCCGTTAAGAGGCAAAATAAGACAGGATTTTCTAAAAATGGTAATACATATCAAAATCAATTAGAAGCGGCTAGAAAAGCCTTTAAACCACAAGATTACTGATGATAACAATTTTTAAGAACATTTATTCTAAAGAACCCAATTATAGAACCGTTGAATATTGCTTAGATAGGATAAAAAATGGAGTTAGTAAAGCTGCTGTAGAAGAAATAAGAAATACACTAGACAAGGACAAGGCTGATAATCTTAAAAAGAATTTGCCATCCGTTTGTTTTAGTGGGAAATTCGGTGCAAATAGGCAAGATGTTGACCTTATTGAGCATAGTGGATTTATTGTCCTAGATTTTGACAATGTTTACGAGCTTAGAGATAGGCAAACCGAAATTATATCCCAACCATTTGTTTATGCTTGTTGGGTTAGCCCTTCTGGGAATGGATTAAAAGCTTTGGTTAAAATTGCGGATGGTTTAAAACATAGAGAGCATTTCCAAGCATTGCAAGAGGTTTTTGGTAATTTAGATAGAAGTGGTATTAACCCCAGTCGTGTTTGTTATGAGAGTTATGATCCTGAAATTTACATAAACGAAAAAGCTGAGGTTTTCAAAAAGGTTAAGAAAATTGAAAAAGTTGTTACCTACGAAAGAACGGCAGACGACCAAAAGATTTTCAAGAACATTTTGACTTGGCTTTCCAATAAGAACGAGGCTTTTGTTACTGGGGAAAGGAATAATTTTATTTTTAAACTTGCTTCAGCTTGCTGCCGATTTGGAATACACGAGATTACTGCAAATGGTATGATTCATAATGAGTTTATTAGTAATTCAGAGTTTACGAAAAGAGAAGCAGATAAAGCGATTGCATCAGCATATCGTGCGAACGCATCAAGATTTGGTAGTGCAAATTTTGATAAAGAGCAATTGGTAGATAAAGTTACAAGAAAAGAAGTTGAGGTTGAAAAGGCTGTATTTGACGAGGGGATCAAGTTAAAAGATGTTATTTATGGAATTGATGTAAAAGAGCAGGCGTTAAGCATTTACGATAATGGTTATGCTCAAGTAGATGGTATAAATATACCAGATATTGATGAAAGATTTAAGCCAAAAAGAGGCGAGATTACAGTTCTTACAGGTATTGGTAACTACGGAAAGTCATCATTTAAGAAGTGGTATCAAGCAATGAGGATTTTATTGTACGGAGAAAAGTTTGCAACATTTTCACCAGAAGATAACCCACCAGAAGAATACTATCACGATTTTGTAGAAATTATTTTGGGTTGCGATTGCAGTCCTAATAATCCACACAGACCTTCAAGACAAGTTTATGAACAAGTGTATGATATGGTTTGTAAGCACATATTTTATGTTTACCCAAAGGATGTTTCACCAACTCCGCAATATATCATGGAAGTATTTTTGGAGTTAATCATTAAAGAAAATGTAGATGGTGTGGATATTGATCCATTTAACCAGTTAACAAATGAATACCAGAAGTTTTCAAGAAGTGATAAGTATTTAGAGTGGGTATTATCGGTATTCTCAAGATTTGCTCAAGTGAATAATGTTTTCTTTTGGATTATAGCTCACCCAATTAAGATGGCTAAAGCTGGAGATGGAAACTATCCTTGCCCAGATGTATTTGATTTGACCGATGGGGCAATGTGGAATAACAAGATGGATAATATTTTGGTTTATCATAGACCATTTGCTCAAACAGATCCGCAGAACCCCACTTGCGAATTCCATAGTAAGAAAATTAGAAGGCAAAAAATCGTAGGTAAGAAAGGTTTTACGGTATTTGAGATGGTTTTTAAAACAAGGAGATTTTTCTTTACCGGTATTGATTCTTTGCAGCTTTTATTAAACCAAAAGAATATAGATTTTAAACCAAAACAACCTACTCAACAAACATTAGAACAAGATGGCTGGATGCCATTTTCAGAAGAAAATATTTTTTAATTATAAACAAAAAAAGATGATCAAATTACAATTAATCGGACACTTAGGACAAGATGCTACGGTAAATGATGTAAACGGTAGAAAAGTTATTAATTTTTCGGTGGCACATTCTGAAAAGTACAAAAACAAAGAAGGAGCTGAAGTAAACAGAACAACTTGGGCTTCATGCGCTTATTGGACTGATAAAGTTAATCTAGCTTTGTATTTAAAAAAGGGTACTCAAGTTTATGTTGATGGATACCCAGAGGCTAAAACATACAGAAACAGCAATACAAATGAAGTAATGCCACAGCTAGCAGTAAGAGTCGCAAGCATACAATTATTATCAAGTGGGAAAACCCAAACAAACAATGATTTTTTAAGTCAACCAAATGGATATGAACAAACTGACGAACAACCCTTATTTTAATTTCAGCAATTACAGTTGGAGTGGTAACTTTACTATTCCAACTTATTCATTAAAAATTAAATTTATAAAAAATGGCTAAAGCAAAATCAGACTCTCAAAAAATAACATTTGGTAAAAGAAAAAGAGGTAATGCTAAAAAATCTTATAATAAACATTCCCCTAAACCAAAACAATATAGAGGACAAGGACGATGAAAGATTTATTTACTATAGTATTAATTCTTAGCCCTATTTTGATTTTTATGTCTATATATTTAGTTTTATTAAGTAACAGTAATCATAAAGAAAAAAAACAAAAATGGTTTGATTCTGATGATTCACATATATTTTAATTATGAATGATCAAAAAGAATGGTTTGAGTATTACGATGAAGAAAATCCTCAGATTTATGAATTTTTTAAAAAATATTCATTGACTGCAATACAAAGAGGACATAAAAATTTATCGGCAGAATTTATTTTCAATGCAATTAGGTGGGAAACTCCTATAACAGCTGAGGGTGATTTTAAAATTAATAACAACGCAAAGCCATTTTATGCTAGGAAGTTTATGAAAGAATTTCCTCAGTATAATGGATTTTTCAGAAAAAGACACAGTAAAGCAGATTAAAATGAATAAAAAAGCAAGTAAAAAATTAAGAAGATTAGCTGCTGCAATTGCGGTAAATAATAATCAAACACCAGAACAAGCAAAAGTAATATACAAAAGATTAAAAGCAGTTCATAAATCAAATCCTAAATAATGACAACATTAGAAAACGTTACAATAATTTGCGTAGATACAGTTAATGTTGGAGAAGCCACAATTGCTTTAAAAAAAACACTTGAACAAGTAAAGCCAACCCAGTGCAAGTTTCTTACTACATCAAATATTCATATAGATGGAGTTGAAACAATAATAATTCCTGAAATAAGAAGTGTTGATGAATATAGTAAGTTTTGCATTAAAGAATTATATAAATACATTGATACGGATTTTGTTTTATTAATTCAACATGATGGATATGTATTAAATGGTGAATTGTTTGATGAAAGGCTTTATTTGTATGATTATTGTGGTGCTTTATGGAATGAAAGAGATGGTTTAAATAATGGGAACGGAGGTTTTTCTTGGAGATCAAAAAAGCTATGCGAAGCACTGGGAAAGGATGAGATTATAGAAATATATACTCCAGAAGATGTTTCAATATGCAGAATATATAGAAGATATTTAGAAGGTAATTATGGTTTTAAATGGGCAACTGATGAAATAGCTGAGGGCTTTTCCTTTGAGTTAAAAGAACCCAAAAATAAAACATTTGGATTTCATGGTAGATTTCATCCAGAGTTTAAAGAAATAGTGGTAATTCAAAGAATGGGAGCTATGGGCGATGTTATTGGAGTTGAGCCAGTGTTAAGACATTTTTACGAAAATGGTTACAGGGTTGTTCTTCACACATTACCACAATTTAAAGAAATATTTAGACAGCATTATTATAAGATTGAATTTTTTGACGAAATTGATAATAAAAGACTTTCTTATAAGTTTATTAACTTAGATATGTCTTATGAGTCTAATCCAAAAGAATTACATCTTAAAAGTTATTATGAATTTGCTGGAATTAATAATGGCATAATAAGAAACCCAAGACTGAGTCTTTATCAGAATTATAAAGCAGATATAAAGATATTTGAAAAATATTGCATTATCCATGCAGACATTAGAGAACCATTTAGAAATATATATGATGTTAATTGGCCTTTAATATGCAAAGATTTAAATAATAGAGGTTATTCTGTTTTTCAAGTAGGCACTAATGGATATGATATACCCGGAGCTATAAGGATAAATACACCATCTACACAATTTTTAATGTGGGTAGTGGCAAGTTCAGATATGTTTATTGGTATAGATTCTGGAATATCTCATATTGCTGCTGGGTTTAATATTCCATCAATTATTTTTTCAGGAAGTGTTGATTTAAGATATATTCATCCAAATATGGATCATATAGTTTGGATACACAATCACGATAAAAAAGTATGTGATACGCCCTTTTGTTGGCATGATGCAATGGATGTGGTTGGCAAACATTGTCCAGTAAATGCGCTTAGGCCGCCTTGTACAAGATTTGATGATGATAATAAAATTTTAAATGCTATAAAAAAGATAACTTATGAACAAAGTTTGTGGGGTTCAGTTAATTAAAAATGGAGTTAAATATGATTATTGTTTTAAGGAGTCAATACAATCAATGCTTAATTGTTGCGACCAAGTAATTGTTTCTTACATACCCGGCGAAGATAATACTTTAGAGGTATTAGAGTCTATAAACGATGACAGATTGAAGATTTTACATTTAACTGAAGATGATTGGAATATGTATAATGATAAATACAGATTATCATATTTGACCAATGTGGCTATTCAGGAAGCCGATAGATTGGGATTTCAATATATATTAAGCGTTCAATCGGACGAAGTTTTGCATGAAGATAGTTATCTTGCCGTAAGAAGGGCTGTTAATGATAATCATGAAGGTTATTTATGCACTAGGGTTAACTTATGGAAATCACCAGATTTTGAATTAAATGTGCCACAAGAAAGATTGCCATGCAGCAATCAAGTTGTTAGATTGGCAAAAATATCATACAGGGCATTTGATGATGCTGAATCTTTATTTGCTCCGGGCATAGCAGACTATTTAGACGAAATTAAGATTATTCATTACGGATTTGTAAGAAAAAAAGAAGTAATGAAATCAAAAATTATAAATATGCAAGAAGGCGTATTTGGGATGGGGCATCATGATCCAAAATTAGACGGAGAAGAAATTTTTAATCCTGATTTGTGGTTTGATCCAGTAAAAGATTTAGTACCAATAAATTTTAAGCATCCTGTTTTAATACAAGACTGGGTAAATGAAAGGAAATAAAAAAGCCCCCGAAGGGGCTAAAATCAGTTCTTTTAAACTAAGCGTTTGAAGCTGTGTTCAAGGTAGAAACTGTGTCTGCTGTGTAGAACTTCTGAGTTGGTTGGTTTAAACCTGTAGGTAAAACCTCAATTACAGAATTCATTGTTACACCGCAAGCAACTACGCCAGATACTGGAGTATAAAGAGTACCTTGAACTGGGAAGCTTACAGGTACACCTTGAGTTGCTGGAGTACCAGCTGCATTGCTCAAATCGTAAGCATTTCTACGATAGATTGAGCTTAAAAAGTGTTGTGCCATTTTTGATTGTTTTTTTGATTAATAAATTGTTTTTGGCAACCAAATATACAAAATATGGAAGATGTAATAAAATTTAAGACTTCAAGCCCAGCGGGCGACTTGTTATCAATGCTTGCTGGCATACAGCAATTGACGAAAGAAATAGGCAAAAAAGCAATTATTTACCAGCGTTTAAATATGACTGGAGTTGGTTACAATGGAGCTATTCATCCATTTAAAAATGATATAGGAGATGAGGTAGCTATGAATGAATATATGTTTCATGTTATGCGTCCTTTACTCATAGAACAGGATTATATTGAAGATTATATTATTTACGATGGACAAGAATTTAATTATGACTTAGATAAGGCTAGATTAGAGATATTTACTAACCAGCCGCATGGCAGCATAAATAGATGGATATTTTATGTTTATCCGCAAATGAGCTGTGATTTAAGTAAGGCATGGCTAGAAGTTCCTCAGTCAGTGGGTAAAATTGAAAAGTTAATTATAAACTTTACTTACAGATACAGGAATAGCGTAATAGATTATTCTTTCTTGAGAAAATACCAAGATCATATCTTATTTGCAGGTTTAAAAGACGAATATGAGTTTTTTAGCAACCAATGGAATTTAAGGATTGGGCATTTAGATGCGCCTGACTTTAAAAAAGTGGCTTATTTTATTAAGAATTCTATTGGCTTTTTGGGTAATCAATCTTCTTGTTATCAAATAGCCGAAGGTTTAAAAACTCCTAGAATTCTTGAACTTTCTCCGGTAATGCCAAATGTTATTCCATCTGGAGAAGGAGCTTTTGATTTTTATCATCAACAAGCTGTTGAATATTATGTAGAAAAATTTTTTAATTTAAAAAATTAATTTAATTTAGTGGTTATGAGATTAAAAGCACCAAAGAACAGAGTTGTAATTAAGGTAGATTTGGAGAGCAAAAACACACACAAATTTGCTGACGGGACAACAATAAGACTAGAAAGGCAATTTGATAACTTCAATATGCGTTATGTAAAACCAACAAACGCAATTGTTGTAAGTGCTAACAATATTCCAGAAGGAGCAGAAATTTTGATACATCACAATTCAACCCATGATGTTTACAGGATTTTCAATTATTTGCCGCCTACAACAGATGCATCCTCAAATATTAAATATTATTCTATTCCAGAGGAGGAATGTTTTTTTTGGAGAGAGAAAGAGGGAGATGAATGGAAACCAATGCCTAACTTTGTAACTGCATTAAGATTATTTAAACCTTATGTTGGTACTTTTGAAGGGGTGCCGCATACTTTGTTAAAAGATAGATTGCTTATTACAAGTGGAGAATTAAAAGGTAAAGCTGTAATAACCTTAAAATCAAGCGATTACGAGATTATATATCAAAATGAAAACGGAACCGAAGATAGAGTTATTAGAGTAAGATATTATAACGAATGGAATGAAAGAAATGAAATTATTACTATAGATGATAATCTTACTGAAATGATTGATAATGGCGAGGTTTTGGTTGGTTTATCAATTTCAGATGCAAAAACATTAAATTAAATGTCAGAAGAAAAATTAAAACAGCAAATAGCTTATTTAGAAGGAAAGCTAGCTTACTATGAACAAGACGGCCCGGCTAAGTTGTATTACAGCTTAATTCGAAAGTCAAACGAAATGGCTGAACTTCTTAACAGAACAAGCTTACTTAGTATTGAATTAGTGGATGCAAAAAACAAAGAATTTGAAAGATTGCAAAAGTTATGGACAGATGCAGGATCTATTACCGCATCAATAAAGGCATTAGAAGTATCAGCTGGAATTAATGTTGAACCAAAAGAAGGCAAAAAAGAAGTAGCTCAAGTTGTAAATAGACCATTTACCCCAGAAAGTGTAGCGGATGCTGTGGGAGAAATTGCTGGAAGTAAAAAATAAATATGTACGAAAAAATTGAAGGCGGTTCTGTAGTTGATATTCAAGGATTAGAATGTAATCTTCCTCCGGAGGGTTATGTTTATAATATTTTGACCAAACAGCTTGAATATAGAGGCGTATATCAAAGGTCTAAAATTAAAGAAGAACAATATTGGAAAAGACTTCCATTGCCTATTTGGTATTTGGACACTATGAAGAAGTGGGATGAGTTTGACAAAAAAAAGAAAGACGATGAGCTTGAGTTTTATGATGATAAACTAGAAGAATTCAAAAAACAAGAGTGGGATAGAAGATTGAATGGATTTTGGTACATGAATAACGGAGTACCTACCTATTTAACCGGTATGCACTATTTATATTTACAATGGTGGAGCATAGATATTGGTTACCCAAAATTTAGAATACCTGACTTAGAAAAGTTTTATTTTATGCAGTATTGCATAGAAGATCCGCTTTGTATGGGTATGCTAGAGGTAACTAAAAGACGTTTTGGTAAGTCATTTGTAGCTGGTTTGTTTGTAACTGAGTATACTACCAGAACCAAGATGACCAACGGAGGTATTCAGTCTAAAACTGGTTCTGACGCTAAGAAATTCTTTGCTAAAACCGTAGTTAATCCATTTAGAAGGCTTCCTAAGTTTTTTAGACCTGAATACGATATGTCGCTGGGGGTTAATCCTAAGTCAGAAATGCGTTTTCAAAAAACTAACGTAAGAGGTAAAAAGGCAGAGGATAGCGTGGACAAGGATGAATTAGGCTCTGTAATTGACCATCAGTCGGCGGACACTGTAGCTTATGACGGACAGAAATTACATAGATATGTAGCGGATGAGTGCGGCAAGACTACAGAAGTAAACGTTTACGACAGGCACGAGGTCGTGCGTTATTGCTTGCTGGATGATGAAGGTAAGATAATTGGTAAAGCCTTATATACTACTACAGTAGAGAAGCTTACAACAGAAAAAGATGGAGTTCAGGATGCTTTTAAATTACTTTGGGATGAAAGCGATCAAGGCAAAAGACAAGATAATGGCACAACATCCAGCGGCTTGTACAGGTTCTTCATGTCAGCAAAACGTACTAGAAACTTTGATGACTTTGGTTATGCGGATGAAGAAAAGACTTTGGATCAGATATTGGCAGATAGGGAAACAGTTAAGAATAACCCAAGAGCATTATCAGCCCGTATTAGAAAAGAGCCATTGACTATTGACGAGGCATTTAGTACTGATTCCGATAAGTGTATATTTAATGTTTTAAACATTTCAAATAGAGAACAATATTTAAGGGAAAATCCACCAATTATTAGAAGCGTTTGGTTCTATAGAGATATAGATCAAATAGTTAGATGGAGAAATATAACAGATAAAGAACAGGATTTTCATTGGAAAATTACCCAATTCCCACCAAAAGGAGAAGAAAACAAGTTTACATTTGATGTTAAATTAAGACGACCAAAGCGCATAGCGGACGGGGCAATAGCTGTCGATGGATATAGTAATAGTCAAGGAGGCAAGTTTGGTTCTAAAGCTTCAGCATGGATTGGCAGAAGATACAATCTAATGGAACCAGATAAAACCGGTAAGGCTATTGGGCATTTATATGGCAGACCTCAAATTAAGGAAACTCTACACGAGCAAGTATTGCTGGCCGCCGAATTCTATGGGTACAAAGTTTGGTATGAGCATAACTCTGATGATTATCTTTCTTATTTTAGGGATAGAGGTCGAGTAGGATATTTGGGAAGTTACCCAACCACTGCAATTGATCCGGCAAAAAGAGATAGTCAGGAAAGATATAAAGGATTTCCAACCACGCCATTTAGCTTGACAAAACAAACCGATGTTGGCATAATGTATTTTGAAAATCATATAGACGCAATAGATTACCAAAATTTACTAGATGACGCCAAGCAATTTGATCCAAATAACAGAACAGAATATGACCAAACTGTGTCTTTTTTGATGTTATTGGTTTGCCTAATGGAGCCATTACCAGTACAAGGAAAATTAGAACCTTTGGTAAAAACATACAAGCCTAACCTCGTTAATTAAATTTTTTTAATCAATTAGACGAATATTTATTATATTTGACATTATAAAATTATATTAAATTGTCAGATAGCCCATTATATATCAGCGCAAATAGTGCGAGTGGTCAGGCGTTAAAAGATTTTCAACTGACTACCGATGTAAAGTCAAAAAAAGATTTTATTTACGGAAAAGAAGTTGCACAAAACATTTACTCAACTATTTACGGTAATCAAACTTATTTCTGGATTAGAAATAATCGTTTTAGAAAAAATAGACAGATTGCAAATGGTAAAATGGATATGAGCGTATTCCTTGATCGTTTAGAAATGAATGGTAAAGCTAATTACGTTAATATTAACTGGAAATCAATTATCATTGGAAATACAATTGTTTCTCGTTTGGTTGGTTCTTGGATGAAAAGAAAAGAGAAAATTGTTGTTACTGCCGTAGATCCATTTTCTGCAAAATTAAAAAAGGATTCAGCAGATGAAGCTGAATTTGTTTACCAAAATAAAGAAGTTCTTGCTCAATTACAACAAGAGTCTGGAGTTCCAATTATACCTCAAGATCAATTTATTGCAGAAGATAAAGATGATTTAGATTTATGGGTAAATGAATTCAATCGTTTACCAGAAGAAATTAAATTTAGCATGGGCGTTAATAATATTTTTGACGCTAATGGATGGAATGATGTTTTAAAAGAGAGAATATTACATGATTCTGCTGAGGTAGGATTGGTATGTACATATACATGGATGGATGATAATGGTGAAGTTCATGTTGATTGGATTAGACCAGAAAATGCTGTTTATTCTTATTCTGATTTTCCTGATATGCGTGATACTACTTATAGAGGTCATGTATCATCAATGAAGATTAGTGTTTTAAGGTCAAGATTTGGAAAGGAATTTGGAGGAACATTAACTGAAGAACAAATATTCCAAATTGCGCAATTTTCTAAAGAATACCAATTAACAGACAAAATTAAATGGATGCAAGATTGGAATATAGCTTATTTGCGTCCTTATGATGAATGGAATATTGATGTATTAAATTTTGAAGTTAAAACTTTAGATTCAGAAGGTTACACAATTACCAAAACAAAAAAGAACGGTAGTACCATAATTAGAAAAGGTAAACCAGAAAAACTTGATGAAAATCAAGAATATGTTGAAGAAAAAAAATGGAACATTTATGAAGGCATTTATTGTCCAGTTACAAAGACAATGCTTAAATGGAACATTAAAAAGAATATGATTCGTCCGCAAGACCCCAAAAGCGTTGGTGATGCGGAATTTTCTTATAGTTTCTATATCTATCAAACTTATGATATGAGAAACGTATCGGTTCCAGAAAAAATAGAAGAACCGATTGAACAAATGATTTTAGCAAGATTAAAGATTCAACAATTAGTTGCTAAGATGAAACCAGCAGGAGCTTCTATTAATGTAGATGCTTTGCAAGAATTAGATTTAGGTTTAGGAGATTCAACTAAACCAATTGAAATACAAAAGATTTGGGAACAAACTGGTAATCTTTATTATCGTGGTAGAGATGCGGAAGGAAACCCAATTCCTATTCCAATTAACGAGCTTCCAAATACTGGATTTGCTCCTCAATTACAAGCGTTAATTCAGTTATACGAATTCCATTATAAAGTTTTAAAAGATGAATTAGGGGAAGATCCAAGTTTGGCTTCTCAAGCTGCTATGCCAAGAGTAACTTCAGAAAACGTAGCTGCTGCTCAAGTTCTTCAAAATAACGCTACAGATTATATGTATGAAGCATATATTAATGTAATGGAAGAAACAGCAAGAAAAGTTGCGTGCCTTTTAAATAAGAGTGTAACTTATGGTGCTAAAAAGTATAGAGAATTACTTAAAGAAGAAGAAGTAAGAGATAGAGATTTTTCAACACAAATAAAGATGATGCCAAGCGAGCTAGATTTAGTTAAGCTTGATGCCATGATGAATAATGCTATTGCTTCTAATCCAGATTTAGTATTGTATTTAGATCCATTTAAAGTAATGAAGATGGCTAGAGAAAATATTGAATTAGGAGAATTATATTTTAGACAAGCTCAAAAGAGATATATTAAAGCTAAACAAGAACAAGCTGCTCAAAATTCACAAATGAATAATGAGGGTCAAATGCAGTCAATACAAATGAAAGCACAGACCGATTCTGCACTTGAACAACAAAGAAACTTAGCAAGAGAAAAGCAAATTATATTACAAGGTATTTTTGATTTAGCAAAAGCAAATATACCAGTACCTGCTGAGCTTCAAAATGTAGTATCAGAAATGTTGCAAAACGTAGAAGTTCCTATAAGTGTTCAAAATGATCAACAACAAGAGGCTTTAATGCAACAACAAGAACAAATGGCTCAGCAGCAAGAGCAAGAACAAATGGCTGCACAACAACAACAATTACAAACAGTATAAAAAATAAAAAATGGCAACATCAGTTAGTAAATTATTATTAAGTCTTACTAAATTTAGCAATAAAACAAGTAAGGTAATTGACGCTACAGATTCGTTCAATGCGACTGGTAATTTTTATCAGGATGTATCAGGATGGGATTCTGTAGTTGCTCAAATTGTTACCCCTTCTGAAACTATTTCATTTAAAACAACAAATGATGATAATGAAATTACAGGAGATTTATTACCAGCACCAGAAGTTCCAACAAACTGGTTAGCAGTTGAAGGTATAAACCTTGCAGATAAATCAGATGTTTCATCTGTAAATGCTAGCGCAAATGTTGCTTTTGGTATTGTTGGTAAATATTTGCAATTTGCAGGTGCAACTGTTTCAGCGGCTCCTTCTTTTGCCTATCTATTAACTAAAGAGAGTTATTCAACAGCTCAAAATGCTTGCGCTGCTAAAGTTTCAACTGGATCTAGTGTAGTTTATGCATCAACAGCAACTCCAACTTCAGTAACTGCATTTTATGGAAATAGCGCATTAACAATGCCTGTTTTTGGAGATGCTAGTTATTACGGATTAAGATTAATGACAGGATCTACAATTTACTCAGCTACTATCAGTGCTACTGGTGTAGTTGCGTCTGTAACTTCTTGTTAAAAAATATAACCAAATAAGCATTTTATGCCAGAAAATCAAATGTCAGCTCCAATCGAGCTAGCAGAAGGCTACGATCCTTTTTCAGAGGATGTATATGTGCCACAGGCACAGCCACAAGTAGAAGTAGCCCCTACTGTAAACAACGAGCCAGCTGAAGCTGCGCAAGAAACAAATGTTGAAACCGAACAACAAGTTCAACCAGAAACTCAGGCTGCTTCTGAGCAAACATCTTTTGATCCAAATCAATTTATTAGAGAAAGATTTGGTTTTGAAAGCGTAGAACAAGCAGAACAAGAATTTAAAAAACTTAAAGAGGTAAAAACTCCAGAGTTTGATTTTGAGAATGAAACTAGCAGAAATTTATTTGCTGCAATTAAAGAAGGTAAGTCAGATGAAATTTTTCAAATCTTAGATCAACAAAAAAGGTTAGAAAAGCTTACAAATTCAGAAATAAATGCTAATATTGCTGTAGAGATTATTAAAACCAATATTGAAAATAAATACAAGGATCTATCTAAAGAAGAAGTAGATATCTTGTTTTATGACAATTACAACTTTCCTCCAAAGCCAGAACAAGGTTATGACGAAACAGAGGAAGATTATAATACAAAAGTTCAAAATTGGCAATCTCAAATTGAGTTCATTGAAAAAAGAATGATTATCGATGCGAAGGTTATCAGACCTGAGCTAGAAAAACTTAAAAGTGAAATTAAGTTACCAGACGTTTACGGATTTGACCAGCTACAAGCAGAATCTCAAGAGGAATTAGAGTCAATGCAACAAGCTAGACAAATTTATGAACAGACTTTAAATTCTGAATTTAACAATTTCAACGGATTTAATGTATCGGTAAAAGACGAGGATGTCGAAATACCTATTGCATTTAATGTAGCTGAAGATGAAAGATTTAGAATGAAAGAAACATTGTCTGATTTTGATAGTGATAATTACTTTGGAGAAAGATGGTTTAACGAGGATGGAAAACCAAAAGTTCAACAAGTAATGTCTGATATTTACATATTAGAAAACTTTAACAAAATCTTACAAAAAGTTGCTAATGAAGCTGCATCTCAAAGATTAGTAGCTCATATTAAGAAGTCAGGTAACATAACAATAAACAACCCAACGCCTCAAGGTCAGCCACAGCAGAATCCAAATGCGCTTATGGATTCATTAGCTGATTGGGCTTTCCGAGATTAATGCTTGGCAAGCGTAACAAAATTAAATTAATATAAAATGGCAGGGATACCTACATCTAATATTTTGCAACCCGGTGCAATATCGTTGCAAACCCAGAATCGCCAGTTGATGGTAGATTTACAATTATTAACACCACAGTACTACAAGAAATATACTGAAAAGTATGGTAACGAAGATTTTACTTGGTGGTTAGCTGCTCATAGCGGCATGGAAGAAGTTAAAAACCAAAACTTCTTCTGGTTTGAAAACAGAGGTAAATTAATGCCTGCTGTATCTAATGCTAGCACAGTTGCTGCAACTGTTGGTGGTACTGTAACTTTAACTTTAGGCTCTGAAGCTTATTACAACAATGGTACTGAAACTCCTTTAAGAGTTAATGAAACATTACGTATTGCTTCTTCTAACGTTGAAGGTGTTATCTTAACAATTGATAGCACAACTCCATACGCATGGACTTTCACTGTTCGTCCTAAACAATCTACTCAAAGATTTTCTTCTGCTGGTTCTAACTCTTTGTTAGCTGGTGAGGTTTTATTATTTGGTGGTGATGTGGATGCTGGTGAAGCTTCTCAAGCAATCAATCCTTTAATCCATTTGGATCAGAAGTATGACAACAACATCACTGAAATCAGAGATGGTTGGAGCAATACTGACTTGGCTCAAATGGCTGATACTTACTACGAATTCCCAGTTTCAGCTGACATGGCTGCAAACGGTGTAACTGCGTTTACTTATAAGGGTATGTATAAGACTCTTGTTCGTTTCAAAAACAACGTAGAAGCAAAATTAATGCGTGGTAACATTCAAAACAACACCGGTTTATCTAACTCTCCGGGCGCACAAGGTATCATTCCTAAAGTGGTAGCTGATGGCGAAACTGTAGGTTATACTCCGGGTACTTTGGATATCGCTAAATTACACGAGATTACTCGTATCATGGACGTTAATGGTTGTGCTAAGCAATCTGCTTGGTTAACTGACATCTTCCAAAGACAAGACTTCAGTGATGGCATCTTCGCTGCATACCCAGCTGGTGCTTTCGTTTATGGTCAAGGCGAAAAATCAAAAGAAGCTTCTGTAGCTTATGGATTCCAAGAAATCTTCATCGATGGATATTTATTATCTGTTAAGAAGTATTCTCAATTCAACTCTGAAGTAACTACTGGTTTAACTCCTCAAGATGATTACTTCCGTAATTTTGGTTTGATTTACCCAATGGGTGAAACAAAGGATAGCAAGACTGCTGCTACATACAAGAATATTACTGTAATGTATCAAGAGCCACCAAAAGGCGGTACAGTTGGTAATGGTATCAGAGTATGGCAATATGGTGGTGGATCTCCAAATCCAACAGATGGTACAATGACTAATCAAATCGCGATGATCACTTATAGATCAACTCGTGTTTGTGCAGCAAACCAATTCATCATCGTTCAAGGTAACTAATTAGTTATTTGAATATTTTATCGGGTAGGGGCAACTTTATTGATTGCCTCTACCTATTTTAACACTTAAAAACCATTTTATGGCTAAGTTAAAGGATGTAAACTACTCTCAAAGTGGAGTAGAGGATACAAACAGAAGAATTCGTCAAGAAGAAGAATCTGCAAATGCAATTAATCTTGCTCCAGATGTTGCTTCTGGACAAACTTTTAGAGTTTTTAAATTATCAGATACCACAAAGAATGGCAAATACCACATGGAAGGTATTGACGACATTTGGGACCCCGAAAAGAAAAAGATGGTGAGAATCAGGCTTTTAAGAGGGGTTGATACTATTTATTTAGATCAACAAAAAGGTATTGACGAAAAGTACATTGTTTCAAACAGACGCACATTAACATTTGATAGAAGGGTTTTAAGGGTGCCAGATTATGATACAGCAGCTATTGAATTCTTAGAAAAGAGCAATGCTAATGTAGATAATACAAACAAAAGAGGTACTAAAAAATTAACTTTTTTTGAATGGAATCCAATTAGACAAGCTGAATTAGAGCGTGCTAAGCGCGTAGCTAGAATTGAGGCAATTAAATTTGCTTCAGTGCAGTCTGATGAGGATATGAAAAAACACGCAATTTATCTTGGAATACCATTATTTGATGAATTAAGCATGCCTAAAACTATGGAAGGTCTTAGAAATGACTATGAATTCTATGCTGAGGCTCAACCTACTAAGTTCATGCAAAGTGCTGGTAGTAAAGAGGTAGAAGTGGCATATATTGTTAAAAAGGCTATTATTGATGGTAAAATTGATTTAGGCGTAAAAGTCGGATCAGCTTACTGGGCTAATGATGGAGGGTTTATTTGTAAAATACCTTCTGCTCAACAAGCTCAAACATACTTAGTTGAATATGCAATGTTGCCTAATGACGAAAGTGTTACTTTCTTGAATCAATTAAAGAAGTTGCAATAGTTCATACAATCAAAAAAAAGAGCCTGTAACCTAAAAAATTACGGGCTTTTTTATTTTTGTTTTTCGTATATTTGTTGATATAACTTATATACATGAACGTTAATGATATGTACCGTATTTGCCAATACGCAATAAATAAGGCACAGAACGGTTATTTAACAAGCTCAGAGTTTAATTTACTTGTAAATCAAGCTCAAACAAGCTATGTAGATTATCTATTAGGAGAATTTCAACAATATCAATACGGCAGAGCGCAAGCAAGAATAGACTACAATCAAAATTCAAATATTAGACAAAGACTTTCTCCATTGATTTATGGTCAAACTTTAACAGTGGATGCAAACGGTTTTTCTTCATATCCTAGTGATTATATTCAAACGGATGCATTATGGCATCCTAATGGTATTGCTAGATATAGATATGTAAAACAAGATAGTCTATTTTCATATTACAATAGTAAGATTGATCCTATTGCAAGTAATCCTATTTATTTAATAGAACAAACTGGTTTTAGATTTTATCCATCTAGTGTAGGTAGCGCAAGATTAACTTATGTTAAAAATCCTCCTACAATTACGTGGGGATATACTCTTGATGCAAATAACAGAGAAATTTACAGCCCTGCCGCAAGCACTCAGCCTGTTTGGTCAGACGTAGATTTATTAGAAATAATAGCTAGAGTTTTGAAATTGGTAGGCGTGAACTTAAAAGACGGTATGGTTGCTCAATATGCTAATCAAGTAACTCAAATGGGACAATAATGACTAGAAATCAATTAATAGAAAGAATATTAAGACAAATATATGGCGGTCAGCCAACTGATGATAGTAATATCACATTTAATCTTGTAAACCAATGGTTAAATGATGCTATCGGTGGTGCGGTTAAAAAGAATTATACAGACAGCATTCAAATGGATGGCGTTGCGTACATAAACAATTCTTTTTACACTACATATTCTGGATTAACTATTGCTCAAGATGGCTCACCAGTAAATATGATTTACAAATTTACTTTACCTCAAATACCATTAGGGTTGGGTAGAAACGAAGGTGTTGCTTCAGTGCAATTTAAAGATACAAGCGGAAGGGCTTCTTATGATGCAGTTCCTTTGAGCATTAATCAAGTTTCATACATAGATCAATTAAGACCTATACAAAATAAAATTGTTTATTGGTCAGAAGGTACTTTTATTTATGCAAAAACTTCAATATTGCTTAATAAATATACCGCATCTGTTAGAATGATTAGTGGAGGTGATTCTTCTGATTTAAATTCTATTTTACTTATACCAGACGATTATATGCCGTTTATTATTGAATATATCAAAGGTCAATTAGCTTTTGAAGAAAGCAGACCACTTGATACATCAAATGACGGGAACGACCATTAAAAAAATAAAATATGAAACCATTAAGAGATTTAGTTTTAGTTAAGCCATGTGCGCCAGATAATGTAACAGAGGGAGGTTTGTTTATTCCTACAAGTGTTCAAGCAAGAAACAACAGGGCGTTCGTGGTTGAGGTTGGTAATGGAACAAGTAAAATCGAAATGGAAGCAAAGGTTGGAGATACGGTTATTCATATCAAAGACGCAGGCGAAGAAGTTATTATCAATGGCGAAGCTCATTATTTGATTCGTCAAAATGATATTTTATCTTACGTTTTAAATTAATAAAAAATGGCATCGCAAGAAAGAAATTATATAACCCTAGAGTCTGTAATAAATGATTATATTGACGAAAGTGAACAATCCGTACACAAATATGCTAAGTTATACAACATAGCTTATAGAGGTATGGAGAAGATGGGTTTAGACTTTTTCTATAAAATTAGAACTGTAAAATTGCCGGTAGATACTACTAATTATACCGTAATACTTCCTAATGATTATGTTAGCTATACTAAAGTTGGTGTTTTAAATTCACAAGGAGAGATTATCCCATTAATTTACAACAACAAATTAACTTTTTATGCCGACCAGCAGCCTGATAGACTTGCTTTAACGCAAGATAATACACTGGTGGATTGGTATAATCAAAATTATCCTTTATTTTATAATTACTGGGATGGATATGGATTTACAAATGTATATGGTTACCCTAGTGGTTCTCCATTTGTAGGTTCATTTAAAATTGACGATTCTAACGGAGTAGTTTTATTAAATGAAAACTTTTATTACGATTATTTAATGATTGAATATTTAGCTTCTCCAAATCCTGATGAAAAATACATGATACCTATTCATTTTAGAGAAGCAATGATTGCTTGGCTTGCTTGGAGAGATATTGCAAATATGCCTTCTACAAGAAAGGGTAATCTTGGTGATAAAAGAGATAGAAAAAGTGAATTTTATAATCAAAGAAGAATCGCTAATGCTCAATTTAAACCATTATATTTGAATGAAGCTTACGAATGGAATTTAATGAATCAAAGATTGACAGTTAAAGGATAAAAAATGCCAATAATAAATAACGCTTTTAATGGTAAATTGAACTTAGATGTTGCTAACTATAGAATATCTAATGGAGATTATATCGATGCACTTAACATAACAAAAGACGCAGAAGGTCAAGGTCAGGATAGGGTTGTTTCTAATATATTGGGAAACGAAAATGTGGCTTACACATTACCAGCTGGCACAAACAAAGCGATTGGTTTTTATGCGGATAAGATTAGAAATAGAGCGTATTATTTTATATGGAACAGTAATGGATTTAATACAATATTATATTATAACGGAGATACTAATGTAATTACAAAGGTATTAATAAGTAAGACAGATAGTGATGGTATAGATATTTTATCTTTTAATCCTTCTTACAAGGTATTATCTGTTAATATTTTTTATAGAGATGATGAAGGGGATTTGTTATTTTTTAATGATGGATTAAATCCCCCAAAGGTAATAAATGTATCCGCAAACTACGGCACTTCTTGGAAATTAGAGTATTTACTAATAGCTAAAGCTCCTCCAGTAATGACGCCTAAGGTAGTTTATGAAAATGATACTACTATTACAATTAATAATTTAAGAAATAAATTATTTCAATTTTGTTATAGATATGTTTATGACAATAACGAAAAATCTGTATGGAGTTCAAAAAGCATAGTTCCTTTACCTCAGCAGCCATCTTTAAGTTTTACAGATAACACTGCTACAAATAATGCCAGAATAGCTGTATTGTTTTCGACTGGAGGCATAGATGTAAGGGCTATTGAATTGTCATTTAGAGAAACCACTAATGGTGTAACTAGCGATTGGTATTTAATTAAATCATTTGATAAGCAAGCGCTTTCAATTAGCGATAATATAGTTTATGATTTTAAATTCTATAACGATGCTATTTACACACAAATAGATGTTTTAGAAGCAGATCAATTGCAAGACTATGTTCCGCTTAAAGCAAATGCCGCTGAACTAGCAAATGGTAATGTTTTATTATATTCTGGTATTACTGAAAGCTATAATAAAACCACTATGGATTTATCAATAGCTCAATATACCAATGAAACTGCTTATTATTACGATCAATGTGGGTTATTGTTTTTTGCTAGTGTAAACGGAACAGACAATGGTGCTGGGACATCTATTACTTTTTATTTATATGGAACTGGTACTAATGGAGGTAACGGAACAGTTACTACGCTTAACAACGCAGCAGGTGGATATTATGTAAATATATTTGCTACTAATGGAACTGATTTAAGTACATCTTATTCAACTTCTGGATTAACAACTTCATATACCGTTAATAGCATATTAAGTGGCCTTTCTGCTGCAATGGTTTTAAAAGGATTTACGCAGACATCTTTGGTTGGTAATAAACTTGTAATGAGTCTTTCGTCTGGTTTTGTTTTAACATCTACTGGATTTAAAACATTCCCAGTATTGGATAACGATAATACAAGATTTGCTAGTGTTTGGGATGCAGGTTATCAATATGCAGTTCAATATTTTGATGCTCAAGGAAGAACAATTGGCGCACAGACAGCTGCTGGTGGTACAATAAATACGCCATCAAGAGTTCTTACTTCTAATTTCCCAACAATATATTTGTCAATACTAAATAGACCTCCATTATATGCATCTTATTATCAAGTTTTAAGATCAAATAATACTACATATAATAAGAGGCTTGGATGGATAAGCGCATCAGCATACTCTGGGATAACTTCAGCAATTGACAATACTAGATTTATTTATATAGGTATTGGCAATATTTCTGTTTATAATGAATCTATAAGTTCAACACAAAATGTTGTTTCTTATAACTATACCGAAGGGGATAGAATTAAATTCATAAGAAGATACGATGTAAACAATAATTCAGTTAGTTTACCAGCTCAATATGATTATGAAATAGTTGGTACTGTATCAACATTTGAATATAACATTTCATATCCAGTACCCCTAGCGCCTGATAATAATACATATACGGCTAATGGAAACTTTTTAAAAATAAGATATCCTTTAGCGGATATAGGCGTTGACTTCAATTTTCCGGGAACTGCTGATTTTCAGCATTATGAAATATTATTGTATAATTATACAAGTAATTCTTCTTCAACGCAAAGATTTTTTTATGAATTTGGTCAAGGTTATGGAATTGGTAAACCCGGCACAGCTGATAGATACCATTTTGGTGTTACTCAATTAGCAAATGGTGGCGCGGTTGTTCCTGTAACAAATGGCGATTTATTTTATAGACTAAGAAATGTACCATATAGCGATAATTTTAATTATACATCGACTACATTTCAAATTCCTACAACTTCGCAAACAAGCGAAACTTTTCCTATAACAGTTACGCCTACAATAGATAACACTTCATATACTATACAAACACAGCCTAATGCTGTTGCTGCTTTATCTGGGACAAGTTTCCCAATATGGTCTAGTACAGGATTTTTCTTTTATAATAAATCTGCTAGTGCTGAAAAGGTATTATCTATTAAGGGGTCTTTGCAAGTTACGTCTAATGGTAACTCAAGTTTTTCTGTTTACGCTATAATTTGCACTAATTTAATACCTCTTGCGCCTAAATTTACTATTTCATTACTTCCATTAGAAGTAAATTCTTTACTTGCTAATACAGCTGCTACTTATGAAATTAATAAAAGATTTAGCGTTCCACCAACTGGTAAAGTTTGGATAGTTGCGACTATAACAAGTACTGGTATTAATAATTTAGTTTTACAACCATTTGATTTTGAATTCGATATAGTAAAAGACAATATAATTGAAATAATAGAGTCAAGCTTTAGTGATAACTATAATTTAGTTACAAATAGTAATGGAAGGCCTTCGGTAGTAGATGAAAATGCAAAACAAACATATTTCCCTACTTTAATTAGATTTGGAGGTGCTTATCAAGTAAATACAAACATCAACCAAATAAACAATTTTAAGTACGAAAATTTTGACGAATACGATAGAAGCTTTGGTGATGTAATGAGGCTTCATGTGAGAGATAGATACTTAAAAGTGTATCAAAAATTCAAAGTGGGAAATGTTCCTATTTTAACGCAAATAGTTAAAGATAGTGCCAACAACCCATTACAAGCAAATACAGATCAATTAATTAACAAAATACAGTATTATTCTGGAGATTATGGCATAGGGGATGCATCAACAAGCCTTGCATGGAATAACTTTGCAGACTACTTTGTTGACAACTATAGAGGAGTTGTTTGTAGATTAAGCCAAGATGGTATTACGCCAATTAGTATAACTAATCTAACTAATGCTTTTTTTGTAGACAAGTTAGCTGCATATAGACAAGAATTAAACAATGGAATTCCAAGCAATGGTGTTTACACAGGTAACCCGTGTATTTATGGTGTTTTTGATGCTTATACAAATAAATATATTCTTGCATTAGAGGAAATTAATAGATATATTACTACTACAACAACAACATCTACTACAACCACAACAACATCTACTACAACAACAACGACTGCTGCCCCAACAACAACTACTACAATAAGTCCAACAACAACAACAACAACAACAACAACGCTTGCTCAAGAATGGTATTATATTTATGACTGCTCTAATGGAAGTATAGTTACAAGTACTAATTATGTTCAGGGTACATTTACTTTGAATCAAACAGTATTTAGTCCTATCACTGGAAGGTATTATTATATTTCAAATATATCAGCAACTAATCCGGGTGCGCCTAATTATTTTATACAAGCTTTTGCAGGAACTTTATGTCCTTCCACAAGTACTACAACAACCACTTTACCTCCAATAGTACTTAATTTAGAAGTATTATGTGATAATGTAGGTACAAATAAAGGAAAAGTAGTAGCTACATGGACTGGAGGTAGTGGAACTGGTTATCAATTAAGAGCAGGGTATGGGTTTATTTATAGTTCTTATAGGTCTATGGGTACAACGCAAACTTTAACATTAACAAGTGATACAAACCCTTACGATGGCACAAGTGGATTAAGAAATACAACGGGAGGTAGTGATATCTTCTCTGTTCAAGTAATTGACAATAATGGAACTGGCTCTTTTAATTCCACAACCAAAAATACTGCTATTAATTGCGCAATTACAACTACAACTACTAGCACCACAACTACTACTACATTAGCTCCAGTTAATTTCGGAGTTTCTGGTGGATGTACTGACATAGGTGGTGATAATGGAGCTGGAACAATGACAGGTTTTAGTGGAGGATCTGGAGTATATCAAGCATCTAACAATACATATTCAACAGAAAATTTAGCATTAAATGGTATTTATACTGATGTAAGTTCTATAAGAACATTTTCTGGTTTATCCGTTGGTACATACTTTGTAGCATTAAGAGATAAAAATGATACAAATAACAAAATAGCTAAATCATTTGCGGTAACAGATTGCCCTACAACGACTACTACGACTCAGCCTCCTGTAACTTTTAACATGAGTGCAGTTTGTACGGGGGTTACTCAATCAATAACAATTGACACATTTGCTGGAGGAGATAATACTAATTATTACGCAAATACGATTACTTATGTTGACGCTGTTTCAGCTATTAACGGAGCAACAACTTTGGTTGGAGGAACTGGAAGTTCTAGAACTTTTACTGGACAAACTTCTGGAACTAGATATGTTTACGTTTATTCTGGCACAAGATCATTGGTAAAGGCAGCTGGCAATTCTTGTACGACAACTACGACCACAACTACAACTACTTTACCACAAGTTTGGTATTTATTATACAATTGTGCTACTGGTGCAACTACTACATCAACCAATTATT